TAGAATACACCGTGTTCGTGTTCTTCGTTGACTATTCTAAAACAGAACAGCTTGAACTTATTCGTCGATTTAATGAAGAGAAATACAAAATGCATACGAAAAAGATACACATGAAACGTACATACGATGAAAACGATTTTATGAGTTTTGACACTCTAGCAGAATTTAACCAGCGTAGACGTTGGGAACGAATAGTAACCAACGTGCTAGAAAATCCAGAGTTTTACGCATGCGTGACTTCTCTTAATAGAAAAACCTTCTCTATAAAATAATGAAGTCGAAGAATTACATCCTTCAGCAAATCAAGGAAGTACTCATAGATAGAAAGGCGTATAGTGAAAGCCGAGCTGATAAGTACATTGAAGAAGTGAAGGAGAAAACGGTTTATGAACTTATGGTGTTAAAGAAAGAGCTGAGCATGGAAGAAGAAGAGTTGAGAGATGTCTCTTGGAAGAGTTCTGTGTGGCGCGAAGAAGAGTATTAAAAAAGTAAGTATATAATCAAATAAGTATGTTTAGATCTTGGTGTCAAAAACAAGGTTTCACCTTTAAACAAGGCTCCAATCTATCACATGTGCTCATGGACGGTGGTCGTCTATCTGTTCCTTTTGATAGATTGAATGATTTCTACGAGAAATACGTGGAATGTATTAATAATGGAGAAAAGTTGTATGTGGTCGAACAGAAAACCGACACGTTTAACTTTTTCGTAGATCTAGATTACAAAGATACTGAAGAGTTGTCATTCGAAAGACTTGAGGAATATGTGCGTACAATATGTGATCGTGTCACACATTACGGAGGTAAAGATGTACTCATATCCGTAGCTAAACCGAAACCTTCCCGCGATAAAATCAAACATGGTATTCACATGAACTGGCCTAATTTCGTGGTTGATCATGGATCGGCTATGGCTCTTCATTCACATATCGTATCATCGTTGTCCCTACTGTTTCCCGGAAAACCATGGGAAGATATTGTAGATACAGCCGTGTACGGTGGTGGAAGACGTAACGTGAAAGGGAGTGGATTTCGTATGCCTTGGTCACACAAAAAGGCTAAACACGATGCGTGTGAAGGACGTGGGTGTGCATCATGTGAAAAGGGTAAAATAATTGAGGGGGAATATCGACCCGTACTCATGTATTCGTATGAAAAATCTTCACTTTCTGGAATTCACGACCAAAAGCCATGTGTAGAGATTATGCAAATGGCCACTCTTCGAACGGAAGTAACGACACCCGTCATCGTACAGGGTTCGACACGGACGGAGGGTGGATTTACGTTACGTGAGACGAAGAACGTCTTTTCAGATGAGAAAATCATTCGAGACATAGAAGCATTTGTACAAAAAAATTTAGAAGGTCAAGAAGCGGCACAAATAACGAAAGTATATCAAGATAAGAATAACTACCTCATATCGACCAACTCTAAATACTGTGAAAATCTCCAACGCTCACATGCATCGAATCATGTATGGTTTAGAATTGAGGGTCACACGATCGCCCAAAGATGTTTTTGTACATGTGAAACCATGCGTGGTAGACGTTTTGGATTTTGTAGGGATTTTTATGGACGAAAGCATCGTTTACCGGACCCTCTTTTCAAAGATCTGTACAAAGACGGGTACAAGGCGTCTCTGTACGACACGCCGCAGATGACGTGTCAGCCCTGTCCAGAAATAAAGAAAGAAGATACAGTAAAAGGTGTGAATATGCTACAGACGTTCATAAATAAAAATATGACGAGTACACCTCTAGTTGTTAAGAGTGTAACCAAAAAGTCCAAGTTTCAGCGTATAGCCTATACCGATTTAAAGTGTGCAAAGTGCAATTCTACAGCTACACAGTTTAAAATCGTAAAGAATAGGATCGTACAGGTCTGTTCGTGTAAGAATAGAGAATACATTATAACGGATAATATACTATCTGCATTAGCGTAATAAAGGCATTTAAAAGGAATTTGCGCGTCAGATATAAATGACAGTAGTGACTGAAGCCAATCCTGTTGTAACTCGATCCGGTCGGGTTTCGAAGCAACCCAATCGTTTAGAGCCTACAGAAGACGTGTGCGACGACGATTATTCCGAAGATGAATATGACACGGATTACAATTCAGAAGATGACGATCTTTGTGAAACTGAAACCGACACAGAGGATGAATATTCAGACAGCGAAGCCGATGAAAATGGAAATTTAAAAGGATTCGTTGTCGATGATGATGAGGAATCTGATGAGGAATATCAGGCTTAAAAAAATAGACATAATAATTACATATGGAAACGGAATTAGGAAATCCCATAGAGTATAGCCCACAGCTTATCGACGATAAGCCGGTGGATGAACCCGTTCAAGATCAACAAGATCAACAGTATTACATGCAACCTCCTCCACCTCCTTTTATGTATCCACCCCAACAAATGTCGAATGGACCAAAGGTTCCAGATTTTCTAAATTCTCTGGATAAGGTTGCCTACATCGTTATATTTGTAGCATTTATTTTAGGCTTTTTTATGGGCAAAACTATGCAGCCAGTTATCCTTCGCCCCGGGTGAAGCGGGTAAAAAATCCTTTACTGGTGTGCTTTCGTCTTCCAAAAGTTTTTCGGATCTTCTAGTAATTGCTGGTCTAACTACTCCATCAGTAACTACTTGAGAAGCTTTATACATTTCATCGTCTAATGCACTTATACGTGTTAGCTTAAAATTTTTAGGATGACCAAAACCAACGTATCCAACTTCACGTGGTTCCGCATTCTTTTCATTTTCAGCTTGTTCCACGAGAGCTTTTTCGACACGCTGCTTATATTCGTCTGCTGCCATCGTATTATTAAGAAGGTAGATTTTTTTTAATAATATGATCACATTATGTTTTTTTTAGTTTTTTAAAATAATTACGCCTTAGAAGTAACCTCCTCCTCACCATCATCCTTCGCCTCGGTAATCTCACCATCATCCTTCGCCTCGGTAATCTCACCCTCTTCGGGTTCTTCGGCGATGCTAAGCTCAGCCTCGCGTTTCTTTCTACGCTCCTCGATCTCGGCCTTAACAATCTCGTCAGCCTTTTTCACAAGTTCTTCCATGGGAGCATCGGGGGTCTCGCTCTTGAGACGCTCAATAACTTCCGCGGGGTGGCTGATAGGAGCCTCATCAGGCTTCGTGTAGAATCGAGAGTTTTCATCACCGGGTTTGTTATACGTAGTAGACTCGATCATATCACGCTTACGCTCGTTAAACATCTTAGCTGCCTGGGCCTGGTTCTCCCTGTATCCAGTCATCAGCTCCTCTAACTTCTCGTTCGTGTAATGTGCATCCTCGATCTTAACAGGATCCGGGGGGATCAGTAGCCACTTATACATGTCCACCACGTAAATGTCAAACGTGGCATCTTCCTTTTGAAGACGCTTCGCATGCGAGGCCGCCTCATCACGGGTATTGAAAGCGCCTCGAATTTTGATTCCAAACTTATCACTCTTTTGCGGGCACTCCGGTCCGACAATGCTAAGGCATGCGAAAATCTGACCAGGGACGGTCGTATAATCTTGTTCGAGAGACATTATATGATTTTATATTGCACAAAAACTTTAAGCCATTAAACTTAAGTCGGGTAGATATTTAAAGTTTTTATGCAATCATAAAGTATGGAGGAGTTGCGTCGATTACACAACAACGAGAAGCGGGTGCTCATCGAGAGTGTCTGTAAACCGGGGATCAGTGTACTCGATGTCGGGTGCGGGTTCGGTGGAGATCTTCAGAAATGGTCCAAGATGAAAGTTAATATTAACATGTGTGAACCCAGTGCAGAAGCTTTGGAAGAGGCTAAGCGACGGGCTAAGAATATGAAGATGAGAGTCAACTTTTACCATGGAGACATCCGAGCATGTCCAAATCGCAAGTATGACGTGGTGTGCTACAACTTCGCGTTACACTATATTTTTGAAACACGCGATTTGTTTATGTCAACTCTTCGAGAAATCAAACGTCGGGTAAAACCCGGGGGTAAATTCATTGGAATCATACCAGATTCAGAAAAAATCATTTTTAAGACTCCATATAAAGATGATATGGGTAATTTCTTTCAAATGAAAGGAACGAGTAATGGCGATTTTGGTGAAAAGTTATTTGTACACCTGTGCGACACCCCATATTATGCAGATGGTCCCAAAGCGGAACCCGTGGCGCATAAGGATATGCTCATAACATATCTGGAGAATATGGGTCTAATGATGACAAAGTGGGAGGGTTTAAAAGGAAACCCAATATCAGAGTTGTACAGTAAATTTATATTTACGTATAGTAGAGATGATCATAGCAGCATTGATCGCCATTAATATATTGTTATGGTATACAAATCGTAAAGAACCCGTATTAGAAGAGGTGAGGGAGCGATATCGCACTCTCAGGGAACACCTGAAGAAAACCGATGAGCCGAAGTTTCGCGTGTTACATGATGAGATTCCAATTGTCGCATACAAAGGATCTCTCATGAGAGGTGTCGGGTACAATACAAATAAGGGTCAGGAGATAGGTTTATGTATCGATGGCGAAGTAAACCATGTGTTCCACGTCTTGTTACATGAACTTGCACACTGTACCGTAGATGAATATTCGCATAGTGACAATTTTTGGGACAACTATGAAGAGCTTCGTAACGAGGCGATAACTATAGGAGTGTACGACAACATAGGAACACTGACCCCATTTTGTGGTAAGCAGATCGTTGATAAATAATCTACGTTAATATAAATGTCTGACACAGGTTTACGACAACCCGATTTCTTCCCAGGAATAGACCCCACCAGGTGGAGTCAAACGATAGGCGGATCACTGCTGTTATGGATGTTAGTTATGGTTGGTATGTTTCTCACGCGTGCCGAGTGGATGCCATATGAGGCTAATATCGCCCTCGTGACCACGATTCTTCCGTTTCTGGTATACGTCTTAGCGAATAAGACGATTATAGTAAGTGGAAAGACGAGTCACGTGTTTTTAGCCCTTCTTTTCTCGGGTGGAATCGTGTACGGTTTGACACAAGTGATAGGAGAACTTAAGGATATATTCAAGAATTATGGGAAAAAGGATGCTAAGAAAGCATGGCCTGCACTTCTTACGATATGCTTATCATGGATTCTTATGATCGGACTTATTTCGCGATTAGGACTGATTGATTTCAGTCTTCCGTACGAGACGATTTAAAAATATTTACGAGTGATGTAGAATACGACACCGGCAACCGCGCCAGTAGACGCTAAGCCTACGAGACTACGATTACCCTGAGCATTTAAAAACCTGGGAACCGTATTCGCGAGCTTTTCTTGAATGGGTTTGCTTACAGCAACAGCAGTGGCGAAGACAACAATGAGAGTCTGTAATTGATCGTCGGTGAGATCGAAAGGATTCTTCTTCTTAGGGTCCTCAGTCTTTTGGGCGGCAGCCTGAACCTGGGGCATCATGGCGTTCGCTTGCGCCACTTGAACCGCACGAGGGTCGACCGCCATGAGAGGGGGTTCGAGAGAAGTGCCTTCTTGGGGACCACCTAAAACATCGCTGATAGGAGTAGAGTCCATGTCGTCTTTATAATCGTGTATATTTTTTTCTTCCTTGATTTCTGGCGCATACGCGTTGGATTGAGCTTCCGGTACGAATGCGTTAGAACGATTATCCATGTCTATAGGAACCATGCCATCAGAACTCTCTGATAAATTCATCGTATAAATATCGGTCGACATGTATAACTATATTGGAGTTTTTAAGAATCGCTTTTTTTATGCACGTACTGGTGTATAAAAAAAGAGATATCCAGTACGGGGCTCGAACCCGTGACATCGGCGTTGCCTCTATGACAGTGAAGTCATTTTATATACATTGTTGTATAAGCACCGCGCTCTAACCAACTGAGCTAACTGGATTCTATATTAGTTTGTCGCCATACCTTTAAGTGTATAAAGATATGGCGAGTAGTTTATCAAATGATAAACCCCGATACACAAAACCAGGAATACTACGAAGATTTTATTGATCAACATCTTAGAACTATGGAATCACAACCTAATCCGAATACATTCCGTGAGGACATAAACAAAATGGTCGCTGACATTTGGGCTGCGTTGGGATCTGGGCATAGTGAACGCGTGTATCACAATGCCCTAGAAGTGAGTCTTCGGGAAATGAACATTCCGTATGAATCCGAGCGACATGTACCCATTTACTACAAACATCATGTGGTGGGTATGGCACGTGCTGATATTATCGTCCGAAGAACTACCATTCTCGAACTCAAAACAGTCAAAAGTCTCAACGATATCATGATCGCACAAGCTAAAAAGTATTTGACACAACTTAACCTAACATCCGCGTATTTGATTAACTTTCCACCGGGTGAAGGGTTACAACCGCAAATCGCGGAAGTTACACTGTCGGAATAAATTCCCATTGAAGATCCCGACAGATTGCTTTCCAAATGACGTCCTGTTGGTGGAGCTTCTCCTTGGATTTCAGAAGAGGGAAGTATTGGAGGTAAGAATCTTCGGATAGCAACTCGCAAAATTTAAAAAGCACATACGAATAACTCAAAAAGTTCTTTCGATCGGATGGACAATTGTCGTCAAACGGTTTCTGAATATCTCGAAACATCATTCGTAATTGTTCTTCGAGTTGCTGGGGCATTTTAGGTGGTGAGATTCCACTCAATATATTAGTAATAAACGGTACGTGCTCATAGAACTTGTTCAGTTTGAGCTTCTTGAGTAATGAGCGAACCCTTGCGTGTGTAATCTCAGTTACGGATTTAATCTTGATCTTCTTAAATTCATTCCTTAACTGATCAATAACTTCTGGTGGAATTGTCGTCATTTCTTGTGCCTGGAATTGAGAGAGCCATTCGTTAAAGTGGTTGTCTCGTTTGTACGAATAATTAATGACCTTGGCCGATGTCTCTTGCTCTTCCTTATATGTGAGTTCCTCGCTTATCAACACATCTAATACTACACCACACGAATCACATACCACTTCACTTGTATCGCTAAAATGAAACACGTTACTATCCGGGCATCGTGGACATCTATCTATGAGTTTACGTTCTATGGGCCGATCTATATTCTTCCGTTCAACATTTACCAGATATTCGACGTAAATATCCTTCTTTTGTTTACCCGCAGTTTCCTTGCAGTTAAATATATTATCGGTGGTTACTTCTCCACCTGTATCGTCTACATACTGTCGCACGTATGGTATACATCGAGCGATATAATCCGATAATTCTTGCTCATATTCACGTTTATTGACCGGATCACTTTTTATTTTATTTGTTAATTCTTCAACACGATTGTTATACCTGCTTAAAAAATTACCCTCCATTAACGTTAATGAAAGTACTACACAAGTTTTTAATTAACGTAATCTACGGGATAAAAAAGGTGATGCATTTTATTTTCGCTAAACGTGATTACACAATCGATGATATCTACATCGAATACTTTGTCGATCACTCGAAAGATTTTTCGGTCGAAACAATCGAGCACCCCCTTTGGGTGCGTCAAAGTTACGAAATTGAACCCACTACGGATTCGTATGTGATTGACGAAAAGGATCTCGAACGCGCTGGTCTTTCTATTGGCGACCCTATTCCCACGCCACCGGAAGCGGTGACAAAGATTCTAATCCGAATCAGCTATTGGCATGGTAATCGTATGTATAAGTTTTTGACCTATAACAACGAATACACATGGCCTCCTAAAAAAGCGAATACTATGTCGTTCCATATTCCCTTAACAAGCGCACAATTACTGGATTGTGATGACAAACCAGTAAAGGACGTTCTTGAAAAAATTCGACGATATGCAGGTCCAAACTCGGATTTTTATGGTGAAAAGGTGATGGTTAAGGATATGTTATTTTATAACGAAGATAGACTGAAAAATGAACTCCCTCGTATCAAACTGAAAAACTGTTTTGGAATGATGAAAACAGTTGATACGCTGACCGGTCTTATGACTGATCTTCGTTTACCTTAGTCGCGAGGTAAAACTTCAAGTCACCCAAATTTGCTACGTTGTATCGCAGAATCAAAAAGCGATTTTGTTCTTCTTGCATGATTTGCACGGTTGAACACATAGACGTTGCCTTTGTAAATATGTTCATGTATTTAAGTGAGTACGTACCAGACATCATAGGACATTCCTCTACACACTGAATCTCTGTCTCCTGATTAGCAAAATCCCCCTTGCATACGAGTCGTAAAGTGTTTCCACCCCTGTGGATTTCTAATTCTTCTCCTATGTTAGACATATCCCTACAAATTCTCTGGAAGTCAATAGATGGTATAGGTGTGTTCACCATCATATGCATTTCCGGAACTTCGATTTGATTTTCGTTAATATCAAGAAGCTTCAATTCAAACTTCGTGGAAGTCTTTTTTTGTTCACTATGAATCTCGATGTTCATATGTTCTTTTGACTGAACGGATATTATCAAAATATCATTTACGGTAATCGTTTTAAGAAGCTTGTGCATGTTTGTCATGTTGACTCCACAATCGATTTCTTCCGGGCATTCGTACTCTTCGAAGTTCTCGGCTGGGAGATGCATGTCTATGAGTGAAGTTCGAGCCGTATCGAGGGTGACGATGTACATACCATCGGGCTTAAAATAGATATTCACGTCGTTCAATATATCTTTAAGGACCTCAAACGTAGATTTTATAGCTGCAGCTTGGACGGTCACAAGTTTCATACTAATTTGACCACAACTTAATTCTTTATGTCCGTATATGCAACGTCTTCAACTTTACGATTAATCTTTGCTTCAAGTTCTGCTGTCATGGGTGGCTGTAACGACCTCCCGTAGTTGTCTATCGTAAACATTTCATCCGTTCCTTCACCGTCGAGAGTTGTCGTATTCGGACCACTCCCGAACCCACACGTCTCGAGTTCCCGTACTGGTAAAAGCGACTCTAACCAATTGTGAATCTCCTTACCGACTAAAATTTTTCCGTGTTTGGTCAACATCGTAGGAACCCTCGTAATTTTTGACCTGTACTGTGGAGGAATGCCCAGTTCCGACACATTATGGTATTGTACTATCTGTCTCAGCTGGTTATGGCTGTTTATAAAGGTAATCACATCCATACTGTGTTTACACCTTGGGCTGAACACTAAAAGTGACATCTAAATTATCATCTTAAAAAAATTTGGAAAATTACACACGATTTTTTTAAGGGTCTATATTAAATGATAAACATCTTGTTATTCATACTGGTCATTTTACTACTGATGTCCAGGGAAGAAAGATATTCAGTTGCTTCGAAAGGAAGTGGTATGATCGCATTAAACGATCCGTTGCCAAACATGACAGAATACGTACAAACGAAAGCCGTTGTCAATCATGATATAATGGAGTCACTCGTACTCACGACGAGTAAGTATATAAAGGAAAAAACTGGAATTAACAATTATATCATAGAGACGAGTGGATTAAAGCAATTCGCACACAAACATAAGAATCATGGCATGTATAGGTGCATGTTTATGGTGCTGAAACGTGGTGGCTTCCCTTATGGTTTTATGGTATCCGTTGATATTCTCGTCACGAATGCTAGTTCTATAGGCAAAGCGGGTAAACCCAATGTTAGGGTCATAAGTGCTCGATCTCAGCCGATGAACATTAAACCACCTGCTGACAGAACCCCATTTGAGAGTACTATCCAAGGGCATGAGTACATACAACGTTAGGGTCATAAGTGCTAGATCTCAGCCGATGAACATTAAACCACCTGCTGACAGAACCCCATTTGAGAGTACTATTCAAGGGCATGAATATATACAATTTGATGAAATCAGTAAAAGTGAGGAAGAATTACTGAAAAATAAGTCCAGATAATATTAATGATAAGCGTAGAAGAGATCTCGCGAATAACCAATAACCGGAATCGTATGAAGAAGGAAACGTACGTAGAGTTGTATAAACAAATTTCTCGTAAAATACGAAGAGCTGTTGAGGGTCAAAAGAAACGAGTAGTATTCGAAGTGCCTGCATTTCTAGTGGGATATCCCGTGTACGATCGTCTAAAGGCGACGTCTTATCTCAAACGGCAGCTTGAACTCGGCGGTTTCATAGTACACATAACGGGTAATTTCGGTCTTTCCATCACATGGAAAGTCAAAAAAGACAAGGTGGGATCTGGACCCATGGATCATATAGAAGATTTCCCTACCCTAGTGAATCTTAAGAAAGTCGCAAACAGGTACAGGAGAGATGCGCAGTAATGCTAATAAAAAAAGACCAGTCTATCATAAATGGATAATTTGAACATTTTAGTCGAGGCTAAGCGCGAGTATATGGAACAACTGTGCATTCTCATTTGCCCGGTCATGATCGAAGTTTTTGAAGACATGTATTCAGAGGCTCAAAAATTGTCCAAGGGTCGTAAGGTTTTGATGATGTTCCAAAATCTATTGAAAGACGTTCCCGAGTGGAATGAGACTATGGCTCGTCAGCACACGGAAAATATCGCCGCGCGTTGTGCGTGGTTTAGGGATTTAGTCGCCGCGGTGTTTGTTAGTTCTGTAAAGATTCTTTCTGCCGTTCGATTGAGCTCCGATTCTAAAAAGATGTCTGTCAAACTTCCTACTAACGAGATTTTCATTCATACGTGTTACAAGAATGCAGCCAAGGACCTCTACCGGGATCCTTATATTTTCAGTGATAGTCAGTCAGAACACGTGCGCAACGACAAGCTATATGAGCGATTCTCTACATGTGTAGAGACGACTGTGAAAGAGTTGATCCCTGTTCAGCAGATTTTACAGACGTACATGGCTTCCAACGGCGAAGATATGCTCGATCCCCAAGATGCGGATATGGTCGAAGACAACATCCAGGAATACGATGAAGAGAACCCGGGTGAAATGGGTGGTGGTTTCGGTGCACCCGAAGGAGTCGAGGGGATGGAAGGAGAAGGAGAGGGAATGGAAGGAGAAGGAATGGAGCATCCCATGGGGGAGGTTGAAGATGGAATGGAAGAACCCGGTGGTGAGTACCAGGAACCCATGGAAGAGTACCAGGCGCCTCAGCAGGAAGCCCCTAATCCATTTGAAAATGAATTCAGGACCGTGAGCACTCGTCCTCAGCAGCCTCAACGTTCAGATGGTGACCTATTCGCCGACGCTGCAGATGCCAGGAGTAAAAAACTCCGCTATTAAATATGGACGAATACTTCCGTGATCCGGGTTCTGCGGCCATAATCGCAGCCGGTCTTACCGCTTTATACATTCATGGCAAAGCTCGACTTAATGATGAGGGTACTCTCTCTACGAGCGCTTATGCCAAACCAGCTGCATTAGTAGCCATTTTAGTCTATTTTATCGTATCTAATGGTTTAGGTAAACGTGAAACCATTTCTACCGATCCTTTTTGAGTAACTTAAAGATTAATCGCAACATATGTTATATATGACTTCCGTTACAGCGTTTAACGACATGATGGGCCAGTTTCTCATGGAGCTGCACAAAACCTTCCCAGAAGAGAAGGGTCTCAAAAAGTACATCGCTGCTTTTGAACTTATGAGATCCACCAACGGCAAGATCATTGTCGATGGTTTTATGGAGAACGTCACCCCTCATGTGGATAAGATCAACTCTAAGGACGAATCTTTCTTTCTTGAACACGCAGAGAATATTGAATTTCTCAAGGACATTAACCTGAAGGGCTGCTGGCCTAAGGCGTCTCCGGGTACTAAGGATGCAATTTGGCAGTATCTCCAGACGCTATACATGCTCGGTACAACCATTACCGCTATCCCAGCCGATACACTTAGTATGATCGAGACGGTTGCCAAGCAGTGTGCGGATAAGCTCTCTAACGAGGATGGCGAACTCGATATTGACGAGACTAAGCTTATGCAGTCCATGCAGGGGCTTCTCAGTGGCATGTTGAAAAAATAAACTAAGCATATTATAAATGGTCTCATTGTTTGCAGATCCAAAACAAGTTGTCAGGTCCGATAAGGTTACCGAATTTTGGCCCACCAATCAACAGACGACAGCCGAACGGGTGAATGCTACAGCGCGATTTATTATTTACGCGACATGCATTCTGTATCTCATCAGACGAGACATCCGTATTTTCATATTAGGGGCTACGGTCCTCTCAGTTCTTTATGTAATGGAAAAGTCTAAAATGATCAAGGGAAAGAAGGAGAAGAAGGAGGCGTACGTTCCGGAGTGTCAGCTTCCCACGGTTGACAACCCTATGGCGAACGTGTTGATGAGCGATTACGATGGTCGCCCAGATCGCCCCTCGGCTTGTAGGTACGAGACGGTCCGTGATGAAGTGAATGATATGTTATCAGGGCGCATTCCTTACGGCCCTCAAAAGTCTCGTTCTCCGATGCCCGACGCTCAGCGGAATGCCTTTTCTAGGCAATTCGTTTCGGGTCCCGTGACGAGCATTCCAGGTGATCAGACCGCTTTTGCCGAATGGTTATACGGTGAGAAGGGTGCCCCGATTTGTAAGTCGGATCCGACTCTATGCAGCCCTAACGCACGGGGAGTGCAACTGGAGGCATTTGGTGGATTAGCGTCGAATGACGATAAGAGAGGTGGTATGTTTGGTGGAGGTAACGGCCCAGCAGCTTAGATAGATAATATTCTCATGTAATAGTAAATGGCGTATCAGCTTCAACCAGGACTGAAAATTGTCGAAAACCCCGCTCGCCCATCCGTGTGTGCCACGGATGAGGTATTTGTGTACCCCCAGCCCAGTACCCTTAACTACGGTTCTAGCCGACCTAATACCATGTTATACGGCACCGCTCCTTACATGGCAGGTAAAGGTGCTCCCGCCGAGTTTATCGAGACGAGTGACCTTCTCCGCCCCCAATCCACATCTAGATTTAACAAGATTGTCACTCAGACGTATGAACAGAATCTGTTCCCTCTCCAAGATATGAAGTGCAAGCTTCCCCTTAAGACGATGCAATACGTGCCTGCCAGTACCACAGCCGAGACTCAGAATATGCAGTTCATGAAGCGATACCCTGGTCAATAAAAATCTCTCCTAAAATTAAGAATGGCTGATCCACTTTCGTTAGTAGCTATCGCTGGATTGGCTTATGCAGGAAAAGTTTTAAGTGAAAAAAAGAAGAATGAGGAGTACAACCTTTCTATTCAACAGGCACCTGTTCCGGTTATTCAGGAAGAAGTGCCTAATGTCATGTCTCCCAAACCTGTCAGTTTATCGAATTTACCCGACCCCAAGGTTGAGATAAATAATTTTTCGGACATTGCGCCACAGGGGCGTTCGAGTGGTAATGAAGTGTTAGAGATGCGGGATCGTATGTTTGACGGTGGTCGTATGAATAACCTTTCTCCCGTCGAAAAACAATACGTAGGCCCTGGTATCGCTGTCGGTCCCGACGTCCCGGCAGCGGGTGGTTTCCACCAAATAGTGCGTGTGAACCCCGAGAACGTGGGTGCATACAGACTTACCACTTTACCCGGTAGGAGTGGTCCCGCTTATGATATCTTCGGTGGTCGTCGTGGTAAGATGGGTGAGTTGGCGAATAACCGCCCCGAAAAGACTGCGTATCTTCCCGAGCGTCGCCCGGTTGCAGGTGCCAAGTCGCAGGGTTTCGGTGGTCATGTTCCTAGGGGTGAACACGTAAACGGTAAGCGTGTCACTAACCGGTCCATGACTGGTTCTCGTAATGATGGTCTCGGGTTTAATGGTGCTAAGCGTACCGTGTCAGCTCTTCAACATGTGGCTGATCCTACACGCAACAAGAAGGATGGTAATACCGAGCAATACATCTACAACAACCAGGTTGCTCCGGGTATAAGTACGTTCGCACATGGTCACGTCGTGGCACCTGCTTCTCAGCTCAGGGAATCTCAAGCCATGTCTCCCCAGCGCCCGTACACTTCCGAGGAGTTGTTCGCGTATGGTTTCCGTCCCGATGACCGTCGTGGTAAGGCAAACAGACCCGGCAACGCCGGTCGTATGAACGTTCGTGCAGGACCTCTCAACCAAGGTGGTATGCCTACAACCATGCGGTTCGATACTACACGTATTGATGGTCGCACGGGTCCCATGAACGGTGGGTGGACGCAGCAATACGACAACAACAAGTATTACAACTTCAACCATTATAAGGGCAACACTAATCCGTATGCCACGAATTACAGTCTCGGTGTGGCCAAGCAGCAGCTTCAGAACAACCCCATCGCCCAACAGATCATGTAAACACTTTCATATTTGCAAAAACACACTGATTAAAATATATCCCCTTATTTTAATGAGCGTACACACGTTAGACATAGATAGTGGAGAACGCGATCCGATAGCGTATCCCAATCCAGGAGATTACGTCGTCGAATTGAAGAATCCAATTTATAACGTCTCTAAGATATCGCTGGTTTCGGCTCGTATTCATGCGAGTCAATTTTTAATTAATGATCGTAATAAAACGTTTGATTTTGTTGTTCATGATACACCAGAAATTGTTGTAACGGTAACACTCACACCCGGAAATTACAGCGGAAATTCTCTAGCGACAGAACTGCAAACTAAAGTCAATGCTGCGTTAGGTGGTGCCTATGTAAGTTCTCCTATAGGTTTTTCGTATGATAAGGATAAGAACGAACTCATCATAACATCTCTATCATCGGCTGCACCCGCTGGGAGTGAATTTTCGTTCAAGTTTTATGATGGTACAAATGGATATCATTCTTCGGTGGCTACGGAAGGGTATACAACTCCACACGATATACTTGGTTTACCCGCGAGTAACATAAGATCAAACACGACGGTTCCTCCAGAGGCGCAGGGACTTTTAATAACGGGAAGTATAAATCTTCAGGGTCCGGATGCACTCATACTAAAGATAAGCAGTGGTGCAGAAGAATTAAACAAAACGGTATACTCCGACACACCATTTTACACTGGTCGAATTCTGATGTGCGGCGACGTCATCAACTATTCTGGTATAGATGACACCGTAGAGCATAATTTCGATTCGGGTTCACAAAATATATCGAAATTACGTATTCAATTCTTTTATAGTAGTAATAACCGCCTGATTCCGTATGATTTTAGAAACGCGAATCACGTGTTAAAACTATCAATCGTCGGTACAACTGATAAGTTGTCGAGGGTTCCTATGGTAAAGAAGGATACAGATGAAGAACGTACTGAAGGGTATCCTCTTCCGCCAAATATTCAAGGCAAGGTTGATGACCTGAATAAATGGAATGCGTTTATCTATATATTTTTAATAGTACTTACCGGTTGTTTCTTCATGGTGTTTACTAAACCGCGAAGACTTAGCGAGTAACCGCGTAGACGGGAGCACCGGGCTTCCTGACGCGAGTGGAGACGCGGGAGATGATCATGTAGACGATCACGGAAAGAAGAGTGGTGAAGAGAGCGGTGAGGGCATAGTTCATGCCACCGTTCTTCTGAACCTTAACGACCTGGTGAATGGACCAGCGGACGACATCCATCCAAGAAAGAGCCGCGGCGAAAGAGAAGCCGGCGACGACGGAGTTGAGGGACTGGGCCTCGAGCTCACGGGAGATCGCGAGGACGGTATCGACAGCGATATCGGAAGACATTTATTGTATACTTAGATTTTATTCTGGTAGCAACTCTTCGACAACTAAAATTTTTTTGTATGCGTTTTTATCATATCCCCTAATATTACCCTTCCTGGGTGCATCCGTTTCTGATTCGGACTCCGAATCCGACCCAGATTCCGAGGACTCGTCGACCGCCTTAAAACTTTTGTAATTAGAAGTCGTCCATCCCTGGAGAGGTGATGTGTCCATTACTATCGATTGCATTTTTTATCATTTCTTCTGACGGATTGGTTGGTTTCCAACTCTCCCATGCGTCATACGCCTCGTTAATTTTCATATACAGCTCTTCCGTTCCTGAATACGGGGCGAAAGGTGGTTCTTCACTTTCGTCGACCGTCTCTATCTCTTCCTCATCTTCTGATTCCTCATCCTCGTAAATTTCAGGAAAATACGACCCGATTTGCTGACCTACCGTGTGCATCGCACAGTACTTTAAACAATATTCCATATCTTTTGCTAAAATCGTGTTTCGCCCACACGCTTTAGCGTATTGTCCTGATAAAACGACGGCGTGTTCCATCACCGGTTGCATTATGTTAATTGCTGATTCCACCATTTGGGAAGATAACTTTTCCGCTGCCTCCATTGATTCGGAGTATATTGTTAGCGAGCGCATAAACTCTAAGCTCTCTTTTAAAAGTTGTTTCGCTATTGAGTTTTAGTTGGATGATCTGTTCTTTAATGGCGCTAAAATTTCTCTGTCCCGTTGGATACCATTTCTCGGGTTCTAATGCAAAACTATACGAGTAGAATCTTCTGAACAATTGCGTCCTGGAATGATGAATACCACTCTGTACGGCTCTGAGGTGTACGACATTTCCGGTTACTTCGTCGAGTATGGTTTCGTTATCTAACACCATTCCTAAACTGACAAGGTGTTCAAAGTTTACATATTTACCACTGGATCCTGATGGGTATATTTGGTTGACAAAATCATAATCAAATGTGCTTATAAAACTGTTCGTCGGTAGGGGGACGTTTTGTATCACGAAATACAACTCTTTCACGGGATTCATGAAGTTCATTTTAAGCCTGTAGTCATCCGTGCCCTCGGAACTGGATACGGGGATTTCAAACGTATCCTGTTGTATTTGTGTGATGATATAGTCACGATTACCCTTTTTAATTGCCTGTCGTTCCGGTTCGTTAAGTTGAACCATCTCTGTATGCAAAGACATAGACTCAATACCAAAACGAGACGTGTCACCAATTCCCGCTGTGTTTATATTTATTTGACCTCCCATTCCCGGATGGGTGTTACAATAGTAATATAAGGTACTCGGTGTATCACTGTTTACTGTAAACGTTAACGTAACCGTAACGAGATCGGTTGTAGTTGATTGATTATCCGTATATGCCGTGTATGGAACAGGGGTTGCATGAATGCCATCTGCACCCTGTGAAAACTTAAACGGGTGTGTGGTGTTTTGCGCTATTCCGTATTCAAACGTATACGTATTACCGTACTGTAACTCGAGGGTCGGTTGTTGTTCCCCGTTTATGAAATATTTGTTGACACCTGGAGTGACTTCCACAACAGTCACGTTAAAGTGGGTATTATTAGGTGAAGATTGTGTGATCAAATTGGGTAAATTGTGAATACACTTGCCAATATCGCTGAGCTGGATTTCTATTTCGCATTCCTGTTTCGTTAAGGCACAAAGCGGAATCGCGAGCTCTGGATTGTTGTGAAAATAGAATGGTATATCCACCATATAACTCGTCGATGTAGTCGCGAGTGGTAAGTATTCGTCGATAGACGCGTGACGTACCGGGAGTCCAGATGATTCATCGGGACATTTACCGATTAGTTTAGCTAAGTTATTCTGTTTCGTCTGTGTGATGTAGTGTTCACTGTAAATCTGTAACCAATCCCTGGGAATTCTCTGTATGAGCTGTCCACCTATAGTGAGATCTACATGTTGAAAAATCGCATGTCCGATGGATTCTACGTATCGGAAGTTCACACCGTTATTTTCTAAAGGTGGCAACGTAAAATGTACCCGTATCGTTTTTATAAGATCACCGGCGTTCGCTGGTATCGTACATTTAACAACACCTCCATATTCTAGTCGACCATGTAGGTCATGAGTTAAGTCATACGTCGAAAAGTTCGTATGCTTCTTGAATTGTTTTATGAAATGCGTGTATTCAGGATTCTCTGTGAAGTAAGCATCCTGAGTACCCGTAGTGGCAAGTTGTACCCGTCCTGCCATTTCTAATATAACCCGTTAAAATTTTAAACCCGCTAATCCTCCCTCGACATGTAAGACGTTATAATTTAAAGCATATATCGAAAGATTTATGTTTCGTGTAGTGGAAACTTCATCGAGTTCCACGTCTAGTTTCTTATGGATGATGCGACTCATGTTTAATTGACCAGTGGGGTAATACAGTTCCGGTTTCAATGCGAAGGAATACATATAGAATTCATACCCCGGGTCTGGACACCCGGTATGGTGTATTAAGGACTGTTCGTATGCGAGGTATTTGCCTGTATGATCAAACATCAATTTTCCATTGCATTCGAACCGAATATTTTTCACGAAGCGATAATCGGATCTTTTACCCGCGACATGACTAGAAAATTCTTGATCGGAAGATGTTACGTCAAGTAAATGATCTTCGTTCCCTACATTTGGTCCAGTCTCTTCTTTCGCTAAGAAGAATAACTCTTTCACGGGATTTGTAAACTTTAACAACGCCGATTTCTTAGATTCGTTAGGCTTAAATTGCATGGTCGATAACTGCTGCTGTGTTATGAGATACTCCATGGGCCGTGTGAGTAAAAAGTTAATTTCGTCTCGAGTAATGAAGTAGAAATCTATGATGATAGACGCCTCGATGATTGACCCTATATCCGTCTTGGTGCGTACCATGTTTCCAGAAACTTCTTCGTATCTAAACGTCACGTCATCATCTGCATCTCTGAACTTTATGTGTATTTCTATTAATTGTCGAGTAATAGCGCATATAGGTATGGCTAGACTGGGATTTCTAAAAAAGTAAAACGGTAAGTTTAGATAAAACGTTTTTGGTGTGTTGACGATTTGTATCTGATTATTGTGACCATTCATGTAGTAAAGAGTCGTGTTTGCGTCATCCTTGTTGCTATGGAGTTGATTATATAAGTCTATGTAATCACCAGTCAGTCGCTGAATGGTTTGACCACCTATCACCAAATCGACGTATTGTATGACACTTGTGGAAGGTGAAGCATTATACAGGTTTCCAGGTGCGGTTACGTTTGGCAACTCTCCCAGGGTAAGTTTAAGGATCACACTTCGGAGTAGATCACCGACGTTATTTGGAATGCGAGCTATAGCATTCCCACCCAATGATACATTTCCAGTGATGGGAATGCTGACCGCTTCTGTAGAAAATCGGGTATGTCGTTTATAGATGGACGAAAAGTACGAAATTTTCGGTTCCCCGGTAAGCCATTGATCCTGGATACCGGTGACAGCGAGGCGTAAACGTCCAGCCATTCTTAATACATGTGAGTAAAATTTTATCAAATAAAAGAATGCGATATTATAGATGGATTTACGATTGAGAAAATTCAACCCAGCCAAGATGGCCGATGATAAGGTTTGTGTATTCATAGGAAAACGTAACACGGGTAAATCGACCCTCGTGACTGATATTTTATGGTACAAGAAACATTTACCAGCGGGTATTGTTTTATCGGCTACTGAGGAAGGTAATCATTATTATCAACAGTACATACCTGACCTATTCATATATGGCGACTATGACAGGGAGGCGATCGAGCGTGTGATGGACCGTCAAAGAAAGCTTGTGGGTGCCGGTAAGACAAATTGCGGAGCCTTTCTCCTATTGGATGATTGTATGTACGACAATAAGTTCATGCGCGACACCTGTATCAGACAGTGCTTTATGAACGGCCGTCACTGGAAGATTTTTTTCATGTTGACTATGCAATATTGCATGGATCTGCCTCCGGCCCTTCGTGCGAACGTTGATTATGTTTTTGTCTTACGAGAGAATATCATCCAGAACCGAGAGAAACTTTACAAGTCGTTCTTTGGTATCTTTCCGTCGTTCGACATGTTCAATAAGGTTATGGATGCCTGCACCGAGAATTACGAGTGCATCGTGTTAGACAACACCAGTAAGAGTAACCGTATCGAGGATTGTGTCTTTTGGTACAAGGCTAAGCTTCATAAGAACTTCAAGGTTGGGGCACCGGAGTATTGGCACGCGCATAAGAAGATGTTTAACCCCAAAAGAAGTACAGTCAACAGGATAGACCCCAAGGTTGCCAAGAAATCGGCTCTTAAGATTACCAAGACGAGATAATTTTGTACAATTATAGTAAGATGCCCACACCTAGATCGGGTACGTCGATGAACATAAATCAGGGAAACAGAAACGTTGAAAACTACCTGTTCAAGAGAAATGTCATGAATATAAATTCAGTCGGTACGGGTATGTTGGGTAAGCGAAGACGCGTTCCAACAAACTATACACCCGTTGCGAATAGTGCCAAACGAAGGGATTTGGAGATGGTAGCGAAAGTTGTTCGCGTGTCGAATACGAAAGCAACTATACAACTTCCTAAGCGTGTCATAAAAGAGCTACGTGCAATAAACGATATGTCCACCCTTAAAAGATGGGAGTACGGAGGAAAAATAGATTTTGTATCCGACGGAAGTACGGTCAAGTTTAACGTTCCGACACGATTTACGTCGCAACAAAAAATGCAAGTGAACGGGCATATTACGGGAATATTTAGAAATTCATACATTTCGTATCACACACACCCTGGTATATCAACCGCTAAAGGCGATTCACCTTTACCTTCGAGTACTCGAAACGTGTACGTGACACTTCCGAGTGGGGCAGACTTTGAAGCGTACATTAAAGGGTATCCGGGTATGCAAGCAAATATCATCTCGGACAGGCATGGATATTACGTTATTGATATTATTGAATCCGCTGAAAGAGGCCAACGACCCGTCCCTGCGACGGTGAATAAACATATGGAATGGGTTCGTATGCAACCCTTTTTCCGATCTAGGGTATTTGGAGAAGATGGCGGGGAATACTTTGCTACTACGTTAAGAGACTGGAAAGGGGCTATTAACGGAGAGTTGAATGCACACATGAAACGTGTATTCGGCATTTCTATAAAATATTATACGTACAGTGAAGAACCAGCTACAATCACTGTGAGTCGTGTCGATGATACCACCGGGCGATAGAATCTTCTAGTTCATCAACCTCATACCACGCAGAATGACACTCATTAGAGTTTTTATCTACCGAACATATTTCTTCGGCTTCCTCTATGGCTTCCTTGAATCGTAGATGAAGACGCAAATTCTCGGGAACTGGTTTATTCGGTTTAATTTTGATAGGCTGTTTTTCGTATATCTCGTTTAGAACATTCTTCCTGGTTTTTTCAAGCCTATATTTGTAAGAA